AATTAGAACATACTTAAAACACGACCAAAAAATAACAGCTAAAACAACCTACGAAGATATTAAACTCTTTCAAAATGCTATTAATTCAAGCGAAGATAGTCCCGAACAGGTAGTTAAAAAAGATATTTCAAAAGGTTTAAAGGGAAAATCAGCTAAAGAATTAAAAACAATTCTTGAATTTATATCTAAAATCTAAATAAATTATACACTAATTGCACCCTTAGTTGGGTGCTTTTTGTCGTCTATAATAAAGTAGATTTTTAGTTTTACCTAATTTTTTTATATATTTTTTTATAATGAAAATGTATATACAAAAGTTAGAAGGGTTTTAAAACAACACAATAACTTTTGGTAGAATAAACGCGTTTATTTGACGTGTATTTTAATTAAACTTGAGGTAAGTAAAATGAATGACTATGATTTTGACAGTAACAACCAAGACGATGTAATTTTTAATGGTGTTGATGGTGTACATTCCATTGATGAATTTAATATAGTGTTTGAAAGTCTATCTGATACGTTAGATGTAGTAGATTTAGATAACAACGAGGTGTACTATGAGTGGTAGTTTGTTAGTAGACTTAGGAGGTTACCTAATGTACGTTGGTTTACTATATATCGTAGTGATGCTTGGGTGGGTTATGGTTTCTCTAAAAGAATGGTGTGATGAAGTTAATAAAAATAATAAATAGAGGTAGAAAATGACACAGTGGAATGGTAAATGGAATGGTAACTTGTTATCAGCAGGGACTAACGATAAGTTAGTTAAAGATAATGGCGAAGAGTATGTAGTAGCGGGGCTATCACTAGCTCCTGCCGATACAGTTGATGGTGTTAATGTGTGTGCAATGGCTGAATGTGCAGGATGTAAGCCTATATGCCTATACACAGCGGGTAGAGGTGCATTCTCTAACGTAAAGAAAGCAAGGATACGTAAGACAGAGTTTTATAGGGACGATAAGCAGGGGTTTATGTCTACTGTTGAGGGGGATATCAACGCATTCAAACGTAAGTGTGAGCAGTTAGGTGTTAAACCTGCTATAAGATTAAATGTATTGTCCGACATAAACTATATGAAAGTAGTAAAGAAGTTTCCTACTGTACAATTCTATGATTACACTAAGAATGTTAAGTGGGCATTTAAAGATGTGCCGCCAAACTACCACCTAACCTTTAGTTATAGTGGGACAGATGAGTATAAGCCTTTGATAGATAAGGTGATACAAGAAACATCTCATAATGTAGCAGTAGTATTTAAAGATACACTACCTGCTACCTTTATGGGGCGTAGAGTTATTGATGGGGACGTGAATGACTTTAGATTTGATGATGACATAGGTGTTATTGTTGGGTTGAAAGCAAAAGGTAAAGCAAAGAAAGATACGTCTGACTTTGTTATCAAATAATTAATAGGAGATATGAGTATGGATAAGCACGTAGAAAAACAATATGTTAAGTTTGTATCACAGATGGAGCGTGTACTAACACCACTAGTCGCCTATGATTTAGGGGGTAGTGGTCAATACTATGACGATGACATAGGTAATGAGGATTTTAATAATGATGTTGCAGAGGTAGTTGCAGAGCAGACTAAGGTACAGTGGGATAGATACGGTGATACCATCGGTGATACTGTAACAGAGCTGTTAGGTTCAGACTTTACTGATACAATTTAACAGGAGAAACAATATGAAACATTGGGAAATACATTTAGACGTGACTACTGTATACGAAGCAAGGGTAGAAGCAGAAACTGAAAGGGAAGCTATTATTAAGGCAGAAAGCGAGGCCTATGAAGACACTTGGGGCTGTAAAGCTAGGTACGATTCGGCTAAGCTATACACAATAGAGCAAGTAACAGCTGAGGGTTTACCTTTATGAATTACAAAGTATATAGAAACTTAAACAACGGTAAGATATCAATCAAGGATAGTAGCACTGGGTTAGTAGTGGGACACGCTGACGTTGTTGATGTATTCAATGCTAAGTTTAAGGTAAGTAATGCAGGGGTAATGCGTATCCGTAGGGAGAAACGTAAGGCTGTGGTTGCTACTATTAATGGAGGTATCAGTTGGCTTAAGGGATTTGTACCTTATAAAGGTAGAGATGTTACTACCTGCTACCCATCAGTAGAGGGTGGTACTGCTCATACAGTAAGGTTCAACCCTTATAAGTACGACACGTTTGTTGAGGGTGTGTCTAAGAATAAGGTAACTTCTGCTGTTAATGTAGCAGTGTATAGCACAGGCGAGATGATTGCTTGGGGATTAAATAAATAAAATAGGAGAAGTATGACTGAACAGCAAGAGAATACATTATCTGATTTACACTATCTAGTAGCTAATAAAAACTATTGGGTAGATAGATGGAACAAAGATGAAACATCCTTTGAGATGTGGAGAGCTATTGATGAAGCTATTGAATTAATTGATGAACTTAAAGATGATGCAAATTTCTTTAAACATATATTAGACACTATCGCTATGAAATAAGAGGAGAAAGTATGAGTTGGCAAATAATTAAAGTAAAGCAAGACGATGGGCGAACTGAGTATCAAGTTAGCGATGGTAGTGTATGTGAGCGGACCTACTCTTATGACTTCTACACACTGCACGAAGCAGAGGTCTGTCTGAATGAAATTGTAGCAAAGGAGAAAACAGAATGATAGTAACTAAACAAGAACTATGGAATATGCACGCACCTAACTTTAACTTCGAGTTAGATGAGGATGAGATACTAAGCAAGGCATTAGAGCGTGAGTATGTAACACAAGTAAAGGGTGAGGATAACTACTTAATCAATGATGAGTATGTCCCCCATAAGGAGAGAAGAGAGGTAGCAGTATGACTGTAGTAGATTTAATTAAACGCCTTAAAGAGTTACCACCTAACGCAGAAGTTAGAGTTACTGAGAGCGATAGAGATAACACAAGGCACGAGAACTTTTGGTTAGTTGATATAGACCACCAACATAGCGATAAAGAGTTTGACATTCAAGATGAAGTTGTACTAATAGGGATGGAGTAATGGAAACTAATATGAATAAGCAACACACAAAAATAGCAACACTAGTAGAAGACTTAGAAGTACAGAGAGATTTCTTAGCTGAGGAGAACGCATCGTTTGCTAACTACTTAGAAGACAGCGGTTACTCACAGAATGAGATAGATTTAATCGCACAAGGTTGGCACGGTTCTGTTAAAGAAAGACTTGTTGAGAACTCAAGACTAGTACTACGTATTAGAGAGCTAGAGAAGAGCTTAAAGGATAGAGAGTCTAGACTTGATAGCATAATGGGTTTGGCTAATGACTGTAACTACAAGGAGTGTTAGTATGAAAAGTGATTTCGTAAAAGCAAAAGAAATATGGTGGCATCTAAACAATAAGAAGAAACTGATGGGTGCTTTAGATTTAGAGGATGTACTACCTATCACACACGATGTGGCTATTTGTATCTTAGCTAACCCAGGGATTAGGTTAGAGGATGTGATAAAGCAACCATACTTTAAAGGGCAGAGTAGGTCTACCCTTAAGAGAGCCGTAGCTTACTTACTCACTCACAATTACGTGCTGTCTAATCAATCACGCATAGATGGTCGTGCATATATGTTAAGATTTAATTTATACAGGGAAGGAGGAAACTATGCGAAGCAAGGTCAACGCTAAGGGTAGTCAAAGAAGTCCTCTTAAATCGAAGCCTCGTGAGCCTGAGGGTACAATCGTAGGAGATATGCTGTTAATTATGCAGCTGATTGAAGATAACAAGAGATTAAAGGGTGTAAAATGACAGTACCTAAGAGAGGTTATACTCCTTTACAGAAGATGGTATACCAAGCTAGGTTTAATCATAAGGGGGCAAGCCTTGAGCGAAGAGTAACAGCCCTTAAGGATATGCGTGTAGTGGATGGTAAGATAACATCATATGGTAAGTTCTTGCACGACTACGTAAGGAGTATGTCCTTTACATACCACGCAAGTGGTGCTAAGGCTGATAAGTATAGACGTATTATTATGTTAGTCGAAGAGATGGCAAGTAAACAATGGAAAACATTTGAACAAGTGGAGATAAAAAATGGGAACAGTTAAGATATATAAGTTGACAGATGGTACAGTAATAACATCAGAACAGTTAGCAGACGAGGCAGGCATAAGCATATTCGTGGCACGCAATAGGTTGAATAGGTCTGACGTAAGGGAGGTGTTGTTCAGGCCCTTACTCAAAGGGAGGGGCATACCTAAGAGGTTTAAGACATACACATTAGATGATGGTAGTGTGTGGACAGTAGCTGAGATATCACAACACACAGGCTGTCCTAAAACTACTATAGCAGCACGTCTATTTAAAACTAATTCAGTTGAGTTTGTTTTACACCCGAAGAGGGAGAGCGTAGATGACATAGCACAGAGACGACTAACAGAGAAGAATAGTCTACGTATGTTGGGAGACCCTGATGGGTTTTGGAAACTATTTAATAGGTGTACATAAAAGTATGACTACTTATAAGTTTAAGAAAGAAGATACCATTGAATGTACAATGACTACGCTAATTGAAGTCGAGGCTAACACACTCAAGAGTGCTAAGTCATTGATACTTAAGGGACAAGGTGAACAAGTAGGGTTAATGTTTACTGATGCTGATGTGTTAGAAGAAGGGGAGGTAACGTATGTCGAAGATGTCTAACTACTTAATAGGTATGGAGGAGGAAGGTAAGCTAGTGTATAGCGAAAACAAAAAGGAGTACGTACCTGCAGGTTTAACTTCCCGTGCTGCCGCTAACAAGTATAGGAAGCAACGTGTTAGGAGCAAAAGAAAATAAAGGTTTAAAAGTAGTTGACATTATGTAATTAATCTGCTATACTGATTAATCATTAAGAGTTTGAAAGAAGTTGGAAGTAGTAAGTGGTAGTATTAATACTTCTCACAACACATAAAGATTCTTTTTAATGTACTAGTAGTAAGGATATATCATAACGATATCGATACCGATTATACTTACTACACAAAAGGCGAAAGCAAAGAACGATACTACTACTAAAGGTAGTATCATAAATAAAAATAAGAAAGGAGAAATGCAAATGATTGCAACAGGAAAAGCCCAATGGGCAAAAGTTTTACCACACCAACTAGTAACACAAGACGATTACCGAGACTTTGAGTATTGGTCAATCGATTTAGAGGTTACTGATGCAGAGAAGGCTCGTTTGAAAGGTCTTAACCTACGTCCGTACCATAAGGATGATGGTGAAACAGAGACTAACACCTACAAGTTTATGCGTAGAGCAACTATCAAGTCAGGTAAAGAACAGACACCTCCAACGATTGTTGATGCAGATAAAAACCCGTGGGATGGTGGTGAAATTGGTAACGATTCGACAGTTAACATTAGTTTCTACACGTATGAGCACCAGAAGTCTAAGAAGTTTGGGTTAGGTAAAGGACTGAATGCCATTCAAGTAGTTGAACACGTACCTTTTGCAGGTGCTGGTGGAGTGAGTGACTTCGATGCTGTAGGTACAGCGACTGCTGAGTTCTAGTACTTTCCTTTTACTGTTAGACATAAGGGCATCTTCGGATGTCCTTTTAGACTGTAACGTAAGGAGAATATTATGAACAAACTAGACCACACACAATCCAATTGGAAGGTAATGCACCTACCCTGTAGTGTATGTGGCTCATCCGATGGGGTGAGCGTTAATACAGACAACTCGTGGCACTGTTTCAGTGGCGGTTGCGATGCACACGGGCAACATTATGAAGGCGAATATGAAGAAGGAAATTATATGACCGAAGAAAAGAAAGTAACACAGATGGTAACAACAGGTATCCTAGGGGAGTTAGTTGACAGAAAGATTACATCTACTACTGCTAAGAAGTATGGTGTAACAATAACAAGGAATGTAGATGGGAGTGTTAAGCAACACCTATACCCCTACTACAATGAGGGTGAGCAGGTAGCTCAGAAGATTAGAAACGTACAAGATAAAGACTTCCGTATCGAGGGCTCAACACGTACTGCTGACCTCTTCGGTGCACAGACAGTGCGTAAGGAAGGTAAGTTTATTACTATCACAGAGGGTGAGTGTGATGCGATGGCCGCCTATGAATTGATGGGTAGTAAGTGGGGTGTAATAAGTATTATCAATGGTGCAGCATCAGCACCTAGAGATATCAAAAGGAACTTAGATTTCTTTGATAAGTTTGAGACAGTAGTGATATGCTTTGATTCAGACAAGGCAGGTAGAGATGCAGCTAAGAAAGTAGCTGAGTTATTCCCACCATCTAAGGCTAAGATTATGACGTTGCCTGGTGATTACAAAGATGCCAATGATATGCTTAAGGTAAACAAGAAGCAAGCCTTTATGGATGCTTGGTGGGACGCTAAGCTATTTGCACCTGATGGTATCGTTAGGGGTGATGATATGTGGGGTGTAGTCACTGAGGAAATTAATCAATCCTTTGTTGAGTACCCTTGGCAGAGTATGAATGACCTAACCTATGGTATACGTACACACGAATTGATTACTATCACAGCAGGTAGTGGTATGGGTAAGTCCCAGTTCGTTAGAGAATTAGTGTACTATCTTATGAACATTAAGGATGGTAGTAACGTAGGGTTATTAATGATGGAGGAATCTATCAGACGTACTGGCTTAAGTCTTATGTCCTTATCCGCTAATCAATTACTACACCTACCTGATGTACACATTGATAAAGAAGAACTCAGACAACACTACGATGCTACGTTAGGTACTGGTAGGATATTCTTGTACGATAGCTTTGGTTCTAACAGCATTGATAACATCGTTAGTCGCGTACGTTATATGGCTAAGGGTTTAGATTGTAAGTACATCTTCCTTGACCACGTATCAATCATTGTGTCTGACCAACAGAACGGTGATGAACGCAAGGCTCTTGATGAGATTGTTACTAAGCTACGTACGTTAGTACAGGAGACAGGCATTGCTTTATTTCTTGTTAGTCACCTACGTAGACCTGGCGGCACATCGCACGAGGAAGGTGGTATGACCTCACTCTCACAGCTTAGAGGCTCAGCAGGTATTGGACAGCTATCTGATATGGTGATTGGATTAGAGCGTGATGGACAGGATGATGACCCTATCAAACGTAACACTACTACTATACGTATTCTTAAGAATAGATTCAGTGGTCTTACTGGCCCTGCTTGTTACTTATACTATGATAAAGATACTGGTAGAATGGTAGAGGTTGATAACCCTAATGATGCAGGAGATGATGATGAGTTCTAAGGTAGTATTTGATATTGAAGCTGATGGGTTAGACCCAACACAGGTATGGTGTGTATGTGCTAAACGCTTAGGCGATAAAGAAGTTTACACCTTCACAGATGCTGATTTATTTAAGGCATACCTTAAGGATGTGACTGAGTTAATAGGACACAACATCATTGGCTATGATGTACCTGTACTTGAACGTCTATGGGATGTAGACTTTAGTAATCTTAAACTTACTGATACTCTTGTACTGTCTAGACTATCTGAACCATCTAAGTTAGGGGGACACGGCCTTAAGAAATGGGGTGAGTATCTTAACTACCCTAAGGGAGATTATGAGGATTGGTCAAGGCTCACACCTGAGATGATTGAGTACTGCAAGCAAGATGTTAGAGTTACTGAGTCTGTTTATGGGGTAGTACTTAAAGACTTAAAGGGGTTTAGTGAAGACTGTGTTGAGTTAGAACATAAAGTTGTTGCTATCATACATCAGCAACAGCTGAATGGTTGGTTGATAGATGAGCGTGAAGCTACTACACTACACGTTGAGTTATGTGAACGTAAGCAAGGCTTAGTAGATGAGGTGTTAGAAACATTTAAACCTCTACCTACTTTCATTAAACTAACACAGCTAAAGAACCCTATGCTTAAAAATAGGCAGCCTTCTATGGCGTTTGCTAAGCAGATGGCAAGGGGTGCACACTTCAATGAGGCTAGGGAGTGGGGGTGTATTGAGTATCCAGAGTTTAACTTAGCTTCAAGACAACAGATAGTTAGATACCTTGAACACTTTGGTTGGACACCTACTAAGTTTACTGATAAAGGTAATGCTATTGTAGATGAGTCAGTCCTTAAAGGAATCACTAACATACCTGAGTGTATCTTGATTGCTGAGTACTTCTTAATCTCTAAGCGTGAGGCTATGCTACGTAACATCTTAGGTAAGGTAGGTAAGGATGTACGCATACACGGATACATTAATACTAATGGTGCTGTAACAGGTAGGATGACACACTCCGACCCAAATATGGCGCAGATACCATCAGCTAAGTCAGACAAAGATGGTAACCTTATATGGGGTATTGAGGGTGGCTATGGTGCAGACTTTAGAAACATCTTCAAGGCTAAGGAAGGTTATGTTATTGTAGGTTGTGACGCTAGTGGTTTAGAGTTACGAATGCTTGCACACTATATGAATGATAAGGAGTACACAAATGAAATACTACACGGAGATATACACACAGCAAACCAAGTGGCTGCAGGACTTCAATCAAGAAATCAGGCAAAGACTTTCATCTATGCATTCTTGTATGGTGCAGGGGATGCAAAAGTCGGGAGTATCGTTAACGGAGGGGCAAAGGATGGTAAGCGACTTAAGACAAAGTTCCTTAATAATACGCCACCACTTAGAGATTTACGAGAGCGAGTTGGAACGGCTGCTAAAAGAGGGTACGTTAAAGGACTTGACGGCAGAAGAATCTGGATTAGACACCAACACGCAGCACTTAACTCTCTCTTGCAAGGGGCAGGAGCAATAGTTATGAAGAAAGCCTTGACAATTTTGGATGAACGTGCTAGAATAGCAGGACTTGATTACAAATTTGTAGGTAACATACACGATGAGTACCAGACAGAGGTACTTAAGGAACACGCTGTTGAGTTTGGTGTGTTAGCTGTCGAGGCTATACGTGAGGCAGGTCAGGCATATGAAATGAGATGTCCTCTTGATGGGGAATATAAGATTGGATTAACTTGGGCGGAGACACACTAATGGCTAAGAAGAAAACAGTAGATACTTTAGTAAAGGATGTAGAGAAACTATTCACTAACATAAGTAAGGGCAAAGAACTTAAGATGCCTAAGAAGAAGGTAGCTAAGTTGATGGCGGGGCTTGAAGAAGTACTACACCAATGGGCTACACCTAGAGGACAGAGTACTGGCTTACGTATGTCTAATGTAGGTAGGCCTAACAGACAGCTATGGTATGACGTTAACACTGATGCTACTGCTAAAGAGATGGATGCTTCTGTTATGTTCAGGTTCTTGTACGGTCACGTTGTGGAAGAGTTTCTTCTATTCTTTGTAGACTTAGCAGGTCACAAGGTAGAGATGCAACAGGCTGAGGTAGATGTATGTGGTCTCAAGGGACACATTGACTCAGTGATTGATGGTGTTGTTATCGATGTTAAGACTGCTAGTGATTACTCCTTCAAGAAGTTTAAGGAAGGTAAGTTAGCAGAGAGTGACCCGTTTGGTTACCTAGCACAGTTAGCAGGCTACGAACACGGACTTAAGAAACAAGGCGGTGGGTTCTTAGTAGCTAACAAATCAACAGGTGAGCTATGCTTGTTTAGACCTGATGACCTTGAGCTACCTAACATAGAGACACGCATCAATAAGGTACGTGAAGAACTTAAGCAAGACACACCACCTCTTGAACGTTGTCACCCTATCATAGACATTGGTAAGGCAGGCAACAGAGGGTTACATAACTCTTGTAAGTGGTGCTCACACAAGGTAGCGTGCAACCCTGACGCTAGAGTATTTAAGTATTCAACAGGTGATTTATTCTTTACACACGTAGAGAAGAGACCTCGCTCAGACATTGAAGAAGTAACGGAGAAATATTATGCACGGTAGAAAAGCAAAAGCAATAAGAAGAGAAGCTACAGAAAATATGGTTGGTTGGTTACAATCTTTACTTGATGGTGAAGAAAAGGATAAGGTAACCACTAAGACTGTACAGAGTTTAGCCCCTAAACAAACACACGTACTTAGTTTTGGAACAGTTAGACTATCCATCTACTCATACAAATGGTTTGTTAAAATGGCTAAGCAACAGAAAGATTGGAAGGCTGTCGCAGGTGTCTGATGAAAACATCTTGCTTAAGCTCTCGTTCGTAGAAGAGAGTGGTGTAATGGAGCTATCTGTTGTGAACAATACAGTAGAGGGTAGCAAAGCATATCAACTACTGTATCCATTAGCAGTTGGTATCGGTATTATACTAGAAGATGACCCTGATTTACTATACGAAGCAGGTACTGAACTATATGATGGGGCTACTTACATCCACACAGACACAGACACGATGCACTAAGGATTTCATTAGGGGTCTGACCTACCTCTTCCCCGCAACAGGTCACTAAATTAAAATAGGAGAAGAAAAGATGAAGGATAACATTAACCCCAGCCATTACAAGCAGGGAAACATAGAGGTCATAGACTTTATTCTAGACCAGAAGTTAACATATGTAGAAGGTAATATCATCAAGTACGTAAGTAGGTATAAGACTAAGAATGGTTTAGAAGATTTAAAGAAAGCTCAGTGGTATCTACAAAAACTTATGTTAGAGATGACTAAAGATGACTGACCTCTTACTAATAAATATTAGTTGGATGGTAGTGGGTGCTATTAGTATCTACTATGTAGATAAGAGAGCATACCGAGAGGGTATGTCAGATGCTATCGTTATGCACAGTACTGGTATGCTTACATATACTACCTACACTGACTGCTCAGGAGACCCTATGATTGAGATGGAGATTAAATCAGATGAAGAGTGAATACTTAGGAATAACAATAGACAGAGCCAAGGATAAGGGGATGACACCACAGGCGTTAGAACTAATCAAAGGTTATTACTTACGTGGTAAAGAGAAGTCACCACAGGAAGCTTATGCTAGAGCTTGTGTAGCATATAGTAATGGAGATGTTGAACTGTCACAGAGGTTATACGATGCTGTATCAAATGGTTATTTTATGTTCAGTTCTCCTATACTTAGCAACGCTCCTATGCCAGGAGAGCAAGCGAAAGGACTACCTATTTCTTGCTTTCTTAGCTACGT